ACACTCAATCAGATAGTCGATAATTGGATTGCAGGGTGCGACCGCTTGCCTGCTACCAGGACTGACTACAAGCGCAAGATACGCTTGTGGTTTAAGTGGCTCTCATCAGAGGGTATTGACCCGCGAGAGCCAACGCGCGAACACATACTGCGCTTCAAACATGCCCTGCAGCAGCACGGTAAGAGTCCATACACCTACTTTACCTATGTGGCTGTCATCAAGATATTCTATCGCTACTGCGCTATGATGCACTACTACGAGGATATCGGCAAGGGTCTGCAGTCGAGCATCCGTATGCACGAACACTGCAAGCACCCACTATCTGTTGCGGAGGCACAGCGACTGATGAACTCCATCGAAACAAAGACTATCGTGGGCAAGCGTGACAAACTTATCATCGCCCTGATGCTCTTGAACGGACTCCGTTCGTGCGAGGTTAGCCGCATCAACATTGGCGATATCGAGCGTGTGGAAGATCGTGTGCTGCTACACATCCAGCGCAAGGGACACCTCGACAAGCGTGATGTGGTGGCACTGCCAGAGATGACGGTGGAGCTCTATGAGGACTACATATCGGAGAGAGACTTCCAGCAGGACGATCCTTTGATTGTCAACCACTGCATTGGGCGACCATCAACACGCCTCTTGAACACAACGATCTCGCAGATAGTGAAGATGCGACTGCGCATTATCGGCATCAATGACCCGAAGATAACAGCGCACTCGTTGCGCCACACCTGCGGCAGCCTGCTGGTGGAGATGGGAACGGACATCGAAATCATAAAAGATCTGCTGGGTCACTCCGACTCCTCGACCACCAGAATCTATGTCGACATGGCACAGAAGCGTAGACTTCTGAGGGAGAATCCCAGCCGCCAGATAGAGGCGTTATTAGCGAAAAAGTGAGAAAAATTAAAGTAACTGATAGTCAGTAAAATGAAGGTAGAATTAATTGGAGTGTGAAGGGTTTAATACTCAAAGAGTTTGAGTTCGCCCAAAATCGGCTCGAAATCGCTGTAACTCTTTGATAAAAGATCGAAAAGCACTGCCCATTAAGCACCGCATTAACATCGAGTGCTACGAGGCTTTGGGGCGCACCCAGCGCAGGTAGAATGACTCTGTGTCATACCAGTGTGACTTGAGGTCAGACAGTGTGACCTGGTGTCAGACAGTCTGACTTGGTGTCACCAAAGGGGGAAGGGGGGTCGAATTCCTTCACACCCTACGAAAACCAATCGCCCACCAAGTCTTCTACACGCACATGCAGAATTGGAGAATTCGAGAAACTATGAAAGGACGCAAGAAACTACCAGATAGCATCAAGGCACTGCGTGGCACAGACCAACCTTGCCGCATGACCGACAAGCCTGCGGTGCAGGGTGCAACCGTCATCAAACTCCCGAAGGTCGGCTTGAAGGGAACTGCCAAGAAGATTTTTGCGGTGGTCGCCACCGAACTGATGCACAACAACCTCCTTGATGTCTATGGCGTGGATATGGTCGTGGCGTATGCCCGCGAAATGGCTCTCTACCACGATATGATGTCGGATATCGAGAAGGAGGGAGTGACTATCGAGATTGAGACCAAAAACGGAACGGTGATGCAGATAAATCCCAAGCGCAAGATTGCGGAGGGCGCACTCGCAGCAGCCAAGTCGCTGGCTGCGGAGTTCGGCATGACACCATCGAGCCGCAGCCGAGTGTCAGCAATAATGAACGATAACGCTCCGAAGGACGAATTCGCAGAATTTGAAGAGATCGATGAGTAAAACAAAACTACATCCAGCCGAGGAGTACGCCCATCAGGTCGTGTCGGGCGAGGTGTTGGTGTGCGAGTTCGTGCGCCTTGCGGTGGAACGCTACTACCGCGACCTTGACAACGCTCTCGACCAAGGGTGGCACTTCGACCGCAAGGCGGCATCTCGTGCCATCAACTTCATCCAGAAGCTCAAGCACACAAAGGGCGTGTGGGCAGGTCAGCGGTTTAAGTTAGAGCCCTGGCAGCAGTTTATCATCTGGAACATCTTTGGCTGGATGAACGCAGACGGCACACGCAGGTTTCGCTATGCCTACATCGAGATCTCGCGTAAGAACGGCAAGACGATGCTCTCCGCGAGTACGGGACTGCTGATGCTCTTTGCCGATGGCGAGTCACGCCCAGAGGTCTATTCTGCCGCTACGGTCAAAGACCAGGCGAAGCTCTGCTTCTCGGATGCGGTGGCTATTGTCAAGGCTACCGACCTCAAGAACTATCTCACTCCTTATCGCAACTCCATTACCTACGAGTTGAAGGGTGGCACGATGAAGCCACTCTCCTCGGACTATGGTACACACGATGGTCTATCTCCCTCGTGTGCCATCATCGATGAGTTTCATGCACACAAGGATAGCGGCATGTTCGATGTCCTAAAATCGGCATTCGGTGCAAGGCGACAACCGCTTATGTTCATCATTACTACCGCAGGCTTCAACAAGGCTGGCGTATGCTACGCCTACCGCGACAATGTTATCAAGGTGCTGCGAGGAGTGAATATCGATGACAGCTTGTTCGGCATCATTTACACCCAGGACTCGAAGGAGGAGTGGGAAGACCCGAAGATGTGGATCAAGTCAAACCCCAACCTCGGAGTGTCGGTCTCTGCCGAGTACCTTGCCGATCAGGTCAAAGATGCGAAGAACAGACCCGAAGCAGTTAGAAATGTGCTGACAAAGAATTTCAATCTTTGGGTGGATGCCGAGCGCACTTGGATACTCGATGAGAAGTGGATGCAGTGTGTTGGCACGACACCGTTGGAGTCGCTTCGTGGCTGCGAGTGCTGGGGCGGTCTCGACCTCTCGAATGTCTCGGATATCACTGCCTTTGTGTTACTCTTCCACGAGAACGACAAGTTCCAGATTGTGCCACTCTTCTGGATACCCGAAGAGAAGATGCTGGAGAAGATACGCAAGGAGAATATCAACTACGACCGCTGGGTGGCAGATGGGTATGTCAAGGTCACTTCGGGCAATGTCATCGACTACGACTTTGTCAAGGCTGACATCCTCCGCACCATCGAGGCGTACAATCTGCGCTCGGCAGCCTACGATAGGTGGAACTCCTCGCAGACTATCATCGACTTACAGAACGAGGGCATGGAGTGTAACCCTTTCGGGCAGGGCTATGGCTCGATGTCAGCACCCACGAAGGAGTTTGAGAAGCTCGTCTTAACCGAGCGTATCGAGCACTTCGGCAACCCCGTACTGCGCTGGATGCTCTCCTCGACCGTTGTGATGACCGACCCTGCGGGCAACATCAAACCCGACAAAGCGAAGTCTGCGCAGAAGATTGACGGCATCGTAGCCGCGATAATGGCTCTGGGCGAGTGGATGACCGCCCAAGCCGATGAAGACAACAACCCTTATAACCAGAGAGGAATGCTATCGCTATGAGTCGCAAACGCAAGATTACCAAGCACCAGCTCGCCCAGCGTGAAGCTGTGGAGCGTGAGCTCGAAGCCATCGCTCCTCTCTCGGCAGAGCACCTCCGCCTGCTCTCTACCGAAGGGTTTATAGATTACTACCTCCGTATGGCGGAGCTCTATCCGACACGCGAGGATGCCTACGAGCGATTGGAGAATCACTACAAGCGCATATTCCACAGACGCAAGTACGCTGACATGCGTTCATTACTCAGACGCATCAAGCAACTATACGATTTATAGGTGACCGATGGTCATTTATCGACCTTAATTGAGAGCATAAGTTTGCACCGAAACTAACCCAAACTTTATAACGGTGTCAAACTGGCTTTCTAATCTATTCACTCTTCGTAGGAGGGAGGAGCGCGTATCAGCCGAGCAGCTTGAGTCGGCTATCAACGAGGCTCTTCTCTCCGACACCGTTTCCGATGCCACGGCAAGAAAGTATATATCCGAGGAGGGTGCTCTCAACCTCTCGGCAGTGTGGGCATGTGTACGCATCCTCTCCGAAACGGTAGGCACTCTCCCCATTCATCTCTATAAGCGCACCAGCTCTGGGCGCGAGAAGGCTGCGGGACATCCCTGCATCCACATACTCCAGAAGCCGAACTCCTACATCGGTCGCTTTGCCCTGCTGCACCACCTGATGGTCTCTTGCACGCTCTGGGGTAATGGCTACGCACGCATCTGGCGCGACAGACTCTATCGCCCCGTGCGCTTACAGCTGCTCTATCCATACGAGGTGGAGCCTGTATTGTCGAGCGATGATGAACTCTTCTACCACCTCGCAACTGGCGAGATGCTCTCGGTGGATGATGTGATACACCTGCGCTCCCTAACCACCAACGGATACAAGGGCAAGAGTCCTATTGCCGTACACCGCGAGAATCTATCTCTAACCCTCGCAGCACAAGAGTACGGAGAACGCTTCTTCAACCAGGGTGGCAATATGTCGGGAGTGTTCAAATACCCATCAACACTAAAACCCGAAGCCTACCAACGCTTAAAGCGTGATCTCATCGCTCAATCTACGGGTCTGCACAACGCCCACACGCCTCTGCTGTTGGAGGGCGGCATGACCTATGAACGCATATCTATACCACCCGAAGACGCGCAGTTCATCGCTACGCGCAAGTTCCAGAAGACGGAGATCGCCACCATCTACGGAGTGCCTCCGCATATGATCGCAGACCTGGAACGCGCCACGAACAATAACATCGAGCACCAGGGCATGGAGTTCGTGCAGTACTGCCTTATGCCCTACATCGTGCGCCTGGAGGAGGAGTTCAATCGTAAGCTGCTCCGCGAGGATGAGTTCGAGGAGTTCTACTTCCTCTTCTCGCTCAATGGTCTGCTGCGTGGCGATGCCAAGACTCGCTCGGAATACTACAAAAATATGAACTTGATAGGCTCGATGTCAGCCAACGAGATACGCGCCCTGGAGGATATGAACGCCTACGAGGGTGGCGATGAGTATTTCGTGCAGGCAAATATGCAGTCCGTCAAGGTGGCTTTCACCCCGTCCGCCACAACACCAATACCTAACACCCAAGATGAAGATGACAAAGACGAAAAAGAGTAACCAGATAGAGGTACGCTGCAACATCAGCGACCTCAAAGTCGAGAGCCGTCAAGCCTCCGAGAGCAGAACGATTGTCGGCTATGCCGCCAAGTTCGAGCGTTGGAGCGAGCCTATCATGGGCTGGTTTCGTGAGAAGATCGACCGCGATGCCTTCTCCGAGTGCGATGTTACGGATGTGATTATGTGCTTCAACCACAACATCGACTCTATCCTCGCCCGCACCACCAGCGGGACACTCACGCTCTCGACCGATGAGGAGGGACTTCGCTTCGAGTTCGAGGCTCCCGCAACCTCGCTCGGCAACGACATGGTGGAGCTGGTACGCAGGGGCGACATCTCGAAGTGCTCCTTCAAGTTCACTGTCGAGGAGGACGAGTGGCGATATGCTGACAAGCAGAATAAGCTGGAGTACGATGAGCGCACCATCCGCAAGATTGACAAACTCTACGATGTGTCGCTGGTGGTCTATCCCGCCTACAACGACACCGAAGCAGGTCTTCGCCACCTCGAAGAGCGCAAGCGGCAATTCCTAAACCAACATAGCAATGAAGAAAATCATCCAGACACCACGCAGGGCGTGGCAGTGGATACACCGCAGAGTGATACTGCCGACAGCCAAGTGGCTCGTGAGGGTGCTGCAAAAGTTCATCCAGCATCACGAGCAAGACTAACCCAACAACTCAAACTTAAAAACCAATAACCTATGGGAAAACTTAAAGCATTAAAGGAGAAACGCGCCTCTGCTTACAAGGCTCTGGAGCAGATGCGTCAGGAGTGTGACGGCAGAGAGTTTACTGCCGAAGAGCAGCAACGATGGGACAAGATGCTTGCCGACTACGACCAGGCTGACGAGGCGGTCGAGGCGGAGGAGCGTTTCGTGGACATTCAGCGTAAGCAGGCAGAGGAACGCTACCAGCAAGTGCGCCCCGATAACAGTAAAAACGAGGAGCGTGAGCAGGCGGAGTATCGCTCGGCATTCAACGACTACATCCTCAATGGCGCAAATGGCATCTCCGCAGAGAGTCGCGCCATCATCGCCCAGCGCGACAAACTTGCAGGCTTGTCGGCAGGTGTGCTTATCCCTACCGAGCTGGCTTCGAGCATCGAGGTGGCGTTGAAGACCTACGGAGGTATGTTCGAGGCGGGCGAGCTGTTCCACACCTCACGCGGTGGCGACCTCACGCTTCCGACTATCAACGACACCGATGCCAAGGCTGTCATCGTAGCCGAGTACACGCAGAACACGCGCAGAACTCCGACCTTCGGCTCGGTAACGCTCAAGGCTCACACCTATCGTACCCCGACCATCCCTATCTCGGAGGAATTGATGCAGGACTCTGCCTTCAACCTCGATGCGGTGCTGACCAACCTTATGAGCGAGTCCTTCGGCAGAGGTATCAACGAGCACCTCACGCTCGGTACGGGAACGGGACAGCCCAAGGGCATCGTCACCTGCGCCACTGCGTGTGCAGATAAGGCTGCTGCGAATGCCATCACTCTTGACAACATCATCGATTTGATGAAGTCGGTGGATGCGGCATACGCCCGCAACGGTAAGTTCATGTTCAACCGCAACACGCTCTACGAGCTGATGCGTGTCAAAGACCTCACTGGTCGCTTCATCTGGCAGGAGGGTACGCGCGATGGTCTGCCCGCAACGCTCTTCGGTAAGCCGTACATCGTCAATGATGACATGGCTGACATTGGCGCAGGCAACGCCTCGGTGTTGTTTGGCGATCTGAAGAAGTACAAGATCCGTATGGTCAAGTCCTTCCGCGTGAAGCGTCTCAACGAGCTCCTGGCAGAGTACCTCGCCATCGGTCTGTTGGGCTTCGCCCGCGTGGACGGTATGCTCCTGGATGCAGGCACAAACCCCGTCAAGAAGCTCGTACACGCTGCCAATTAGTAGTAACCGCAAATTAAATCGCAAACTATGTCAGTCCCCATTTCATTAGAACTCGCAAAGGCGCACCTCCGAATTGGAGATGATACCTCGCTCGATGCGCTTATCGAGCAGTATCTGGAGATGGCTTTCGCTATTGCCGAGGATTATACCAATCGGAAGCTCACAGAGGGTTACTCTGAGGAAAACCTCCCTGCGTCCATTCGAGCAGCGATTCTTCTGATTCTGGGGACTCTTTTTGACAACGAAGCCGATGTAGTTGTTGGTCGCTCGGTGGCGCAGCTGCCACTCACAGCTGAGAAGCTCCTCCAACCTTGGCGTGTCCACCCTTATAGCAACGAAAACGATGTTTAACCACCGCATAGAAATACACGAGTACCGCGAGGTACGCGATGCATACAACGACCGCACGAAGGAGTTGCAGAGGGTGGCTATATGCTACGCCCAGCGCACCGAGGCGGGCGGCAGGGAGAATCTCTATGCGGGTCGCATCGTCCACGAGAACGAGGTGGTATATACCATCCGCTATCGTGCAGGCTTGCTGGCGGGAATGGTCGTCAATGATGGGGAGTCGCTCCGCAAGATAACCTCCGTACACGAGGAGGGACGCAGGTGGAGATTGCACCTAAAAACTACCAAGACCGACGCTGAAGATTGAAGTTAAAGGCTACCAGGAGGCGAAGGAACTGCTTGACCAGCTGCCCAACAATATGCAGAAGCGTATGCTCCTGGCGGCACTTCGCTCCTCGGCAAAGCCGATGTTGCAGGGCGCAAAGAGCAAAGTACCCGTAAGGTCAGGTAGGCTCAAACGCCAGCTGCGCATCGTGCGCTTCCGCGACCGCAGTGCTCCCAAGTCGGAGGTGTCGATAGCGGTAAAGCCCGTATTCGAGAAGACCAAGAAGAAGGGTGCGATCAACCAATACTACGGCAAGTTTATCCACGAAGGAACAGCCAACCCGCGTGTACCACGCAAGAAGGGCAAGACTCTCGTCTTCGAGAATGCTTCGGGCGAGAAGATCTTTGTTAAGAGCGTCAAGGGCATTCGTCCTACGCCCTACCTGGAGCAGGCGTACACCGAGAACTCGGAGCGCGTGGTGGCATCGTTTGGCAGCGAGCTGGCTGCGGCAGTAGAAAAGTTTGTAAATAAGAATTTTAAGTCAGCACAATGACACGCATTAGAGCAGAGACGCAGCAGCGCACACCCTGCGAATAGCCTTGAAGCGATCCGAAAGAGTGGTATTCTGACGAGCAGACTGCATATTGTACTGCGACTGCATATTGCAGAGCATATCGGCATTGATACCAAGTGCAGCCTCGAACAACAATGCTACCTCGGTAGAGAGAACTCTCTTGCAGTTGAGAATCTCGTTGAGCATTGTGTAAGGAATACCCATCAACTCAGAAAGTTGTTTTTGAGATATTCCGCGAGTCTCTAACTCCTCTTTGAGGATTTCGCCAGGATGAATCGGAATGAATGGATAGTCCATAATGTTCTTTATTTATAATGGTTTGTAATATCAATTAGTGTACAAATCGTAATGGTTGGCTCCTCGCCCTCTTCATTAACGACAAACTCCAAACGGTATTGTTTGTCAATTCGTATTGAGGAGATGCCTTGTTTGTCGCCTACAAGCACTTCATAGTTGAGTGAATGCAAGCCATAGAGAGTCTCGATGTTGGGCGCAGCCTTGAGTGTTACCACTCGTGTAACATACTTGCGAACAACCTGCGGCTGATAACGGTGATGCTTGTCACTGCACTTGCCATCACTATACAGCTCTTCGAGGTACTTCTTATCGAACTTTACAATCATCCTCATTTACGATTTGCTACTGCAAAGATAATACAAAAAATCTAATCTTCACTAAAAAAGTGAATTTATTTTACAAATGACCGATTTCAAAGTTGAGATACTCGCCATCCTGGAGGCAGCACTTCCAGAGTTGGGCGACCGCATCCAGGCGGGAGCTGTCGATGAACGCACAGCCACGCCCTTTGCTGCTTATACCACGCCCGAAGAGACACCCATACGCACCAAGAGTGGCATTGCTGGCTATCTGACAACCTTCGAGGTATCGCTCTACGACAAGCGCATCGCTTCGCTCGAACTACTGCGCCACAGAGTGATTGCTGCCCTGGAGCGCAAAGAGCTGGGCGCAAAAATATGCACCTATCGCTCCTCGACTACGGACTACTATCCCGACTACGACCTACATGGTGCTACGATGACATTTAGAATTGTGTAACCCAATAACCCTATAACCTATGGCTGAAACTGATAACAGAAAAATTGTGCAAGGCGAGGATATCATCATCCTTCTGGACGACAAGCCTACACTCCACGCCACAACGCACAACCTCAAAGTAGACCTCGAACTCAAGGATATCCGTACCAAGGATACCAACGGCAAGGAGAAGTTCCCTGGCGACATTTCGTGGTCGGTAGATGGCGATGGTCTGGTGGTCATCGACCCCGCAATCGCCTCCTCGCACTCCTCGGAGGATGTCCTCGCGCTGGTGCTTTCCAAGAAGCTCGTCAAGGTTGTGTTGAAGTCGCCCGTATCGGGTCTCTCAAAGACCTACACTGGCGAGGGATACATCACCTCGTTCTCGCTCTCTACGCCTGCTGGTGACAACTCGACCTACAACTTCTCACTTTCGGGTAGTGGCGACCTCACGCCCGCAACAACCTAACGCCTATGGCAGAGATTACGATTAACGGAAAACCGCATCCGATACACTTCGGATTGAAGGCTGTCAGCCGCTTTGCCCAGCAGCACAATGTGGACTTCTCTGATATGCTCTCTGCTCCCGAAGCACTCTCCTCGTTTGAGGGCTTTGCCGACCTCGCGGTGTTGGGACTGAACGATGGCGCACGCAGGGCGAAGAGCAATCTTCGCTATACGGTGGACGATGTGTGGGACATCTTCGATGACGACCCACAGTTGATACTCTCCGTTGCCGAGATCTTCGTTCAGAGCATTACTCCGCTGGTGGATAAGCTCGGTAGCCTCTCCCCAAACCCTCCGCGCCCAACGAGGTAGGCAGCAAACCTACCTACGAGCAGTGGTACGCCATAGCCGTTGGGCAGATGGGAATACGCCCCGCAGAGTTCGAGCAGATGACACCCGCAGAGTTCTACTATGCGTGGGCAGGCTGGTCGAGGCGCGAGATTGAACGAGAGCAGCAGACGTGGGAACGCACGCGCTGGGAGGTGTGGATACTCACATCCATACAACTCGACAAGAAAGACCGCAAGCCTATGTTGGAGATGTTCCCACTACCTTGGGATAAAGCTGACACCGCACCACGAGAACTCACAATCGAAGAGCGCACCGAGCGCGTCAAACAACTAATGCAATGTATCGAAAAGTAACCTTACTAACGCTTGCCACAGCCACGCTGGGGTGCGCACCACTCAAAGAGGCTCACACCGAAAAGCACTCGGAGCTGGTAATTGCCGACTCAACGCTCACGCGGCTGATACGCTCGGAGTTGGAGCGGAGCATCACAACGCTCACGCAGACCGAAGTGGAGTTCTATCCTCCGCAGACCGCACCCGAAGAGCCTGCACCTGCCGAGGCAGTCGTTCCAAGGACTACGACACCCCAGCGTGGTGCTGTGAAGCGCATTGTAAAGACAGAACTGATAAATGGGACAGAGAATAAATCCAATAGCGACAGCCTCTCGCACAGCCGCATCAACACTACGGCACGCTGCGATGAGCAATCCTCGCTCGAAGAGTCCCCGAACAGCAGCGGCTCATCATGGCTTAAGTGGTGCGCAGGCTGCCTGGCTCTGTTGCTACTCATAATCGCGATTTTGAAATTTAAGTAAACCCAACCTATGAAAACACCGATATCCTACTATGGAGGTAAGCAAACCCTCCTCAAACACATCCTCCCGCTGATCCCCGAACACGCACTCTACACCGAGGCGTTCTGCGGTGGTTGCGCAGTATTGTTCGCAAAGGAGCCTGCAAAATGTGAGGTCATCAACGACATCAACACCGAGCTTGTAAACTTTTACCAGGTGGCACAGCGCAAGTATCCCGCCCTCAAAGAGCTCATCGATGCCACGCTCCACAGCCGCGAGATACACGCCCACGCCAAGCATATCAACTCTCACCCGCAGTTCTTCACTCCCATAGAGCGTGCGTGGGCAGTATGGGTATGCTCGAAGCTCGGCTTCGCCTCGATGCTCGATGGTACATTCGGCTACGACCGCACTGGGACGACCACCCAGAAGCTCCGCAATGCCAAAGATGCCTTTACGGAGGAGTTGTGCGGCAGGCTCAACTATGTGACCATCGAGTGTGAGGACGGCACAAACCTCATCAAACGCTACGACTGCGAGGAGGCATTTCACTTCGTTGATCCGCCCTATGTCGGAACGGACTGCGGACACTATAACGGAGCGTTCAACGAGGAGGATTTTTCCAATTTGCTTGACACGCTATCGAAAGTCAAGGGGAAATTTATGCTGACGATGTTCCCGCACAAGAAGATTGAGGAGTACGCAGAGCGTTGCGGCTGGACAATCCACCGCATCGAGCGCACAATCACCGCATCCAAGACCTCACGCAGGCGACAAGAGGAGTGGATTGTAACGAACTACTAAATGGCAAAGGTCTATGACAACCCAGCTTATATTGCATCGTGTTCATTTGGCAAGGATAGTATCGCCACGATCCTGCTTGCCCTCGAACATGGTGAGCCACTCGATGCAGCGGTATTCTCTGAAGTGATGTTTGACCACTCCCGAAATATCAGTGGGGAGATACCAGAGCACATTGAATGGGTATACTCGGTGGCAATACCTCGCCTTGCCGAGCTGGGTGTAAGAGTAGATGTGGTGCGTTCCGAGAAGGATTATGTAACGCTCTTTCACACCATTATTCAGAGCGGGACACACAAGGGTATGAAGCGAGGGTGGCTAATGGGCGGCAAGTGTAACGCAAACCGCGACTTGAAGCTCCAACCTATCCACCGCTACTATAAGCAGTACCGCGACAGAGGTGTGGTGCAATATGTCGGCATCGCAATAGATGAGCCGAGGCGACTTGCCCGAATGCACGACAAAGGGTACATCCGCAAAATCAGTCTGCTGGAGAAGTATGGCTACACAGAAGCCGATGCCTGGCGCAAGTGCGAAGAGTATGGTCTGCTATCGCCAATATACCAGACCGCCCATCGAGGAGGGTGCTGGTTTTGCCCGAACTGCCGTATCCCCGTATTCTGCGACCTGCGCAGGAAGCACCCACACTTATGGCGCGAATTACAGATACTATCGAAGGTGGAAAACAAGAGTTCCGAGGGGTTTGTCTATGGTCGTACCTTCCCGCAAATCGAGCAGAAGATGGATGACTACGACAATACACAGCGACTATTCTAACACATTGAAAATAAAGTGCTTAATGTGTTGCAGATTGTTGCGAATTAACTTGCGTGTTCCAAACAATGATGTTATGTTTGCACTACGATAAACGATTAAAACAGAGTGAATTATGAAGACCAAGAATGCAAAAGGGATCGCAAAAATTGACCGCCAGCTTGACCGTCTTGAGACAGAGTTCGCAACCATCCGGAAACGTGCCAACGAACTGGCATCGCAGTACAAGCGACTCTCGACCGAGTATACTAAATTGATGGAGCGTGCGGAAGAGATCAACAAACAGTACCGCGTCCTTTTAGAGCAGCGTTGGGCACTCGAATAGCAATAGTTAACACGATAAGGATATGGCTTACATTGCAAAACTCGACTACCACTTCGCGCAAGCACGCTACTATCGATTAGTGATTGTGGTTATGGATACAGAGACAAAGGAGCGTGTTGCCCGCTATACCACCCGCATCGAGGAGGGCAAGATGGCAGAGGCAGAGCAGCGACTCATTAACAAAGTTAACAAAAAACTCGGAACAAACTTTTAGGCTATGAGCACCAGAGCAAAGATAGGCATAGTAAATGCCGACAAGACCGTTACAAGCATCCACCTTTGGAGAGACGGCTACCCAGAGCATGCAGGGCAGATTCTTACAACCCGCTACAAGACTGCAGAACAGATCGGGAAACTCATGAAGAAGGGTAACCTTATAGATTTGGGTGCAACACTTGGCAAATGTAACTATGAGGAGGGATCAACCGCAAAAACACACGAAAGCCTGCAGCACTTCTTCAGCATCAGAGAGCACGATGTAGATTTCATCTACTTCTTTGATAACGGCTGGCACTTTATAGCACTTAACAATTAAAACGCAAGATTATGTTTAGCAAGATAGAGAAGTTTTTGGAGAAGTTCCCGACCAACGCAACAAGCTGGTTGCAGGCAACAGACGAGGTGCGTGACCTCTCGCGCACCTCACGCGAGTTCCTCGCAGAGTACGATGATATCAAGGTCGAGGCGGTGGACTTCACTGCAATCAAGACACCAGCCGAGTGGAATACCAAAGGTCGCGAGTCGATCCTTCGCAACTACGATATGATGCGCCCACACACACAGCTGCTCTTCTACGAGCAATTTGAAGATTGGTTTAACGCTTAAAAACGAACGATATGCACCAGACAAAGCAACAGCGCGAGAGTCGCTACAAGGTAGGACAGCACATCCGTATCATTCACCTCGAAGGCGAGGACAATCGCTACGATGGCAAAGAGGGCGTGATTGAAGACATAGATGCCATCGGTCAGCTCCATGGTACTTGGGGCGGGCTGGCAGTGATCCCCGAAGCAGATGACTTCCGCGTGATCGGCTAAATAACACTTCACTCTGTAATGACCGAGATCCAGTTGGGTCTCGGTTTGCCTTTTTATAGGTGACCTATGGTCATCTGTTGTCGCCCGTTCCAAATCTACCTTTACCGCAAACAAAGCGATAAATGGCAGAATTTGGGCTTAAATATTGGGCGGAGATGCGTAGCAAGCACCACGCTATTCTATGGCGTGTGGAGATTGCCGAGCGCGGCTATTCTGGCTCATCGGAGGAGATGACCTTCATGGGCGATGATCCTGTGCTTATCACCTGGGAGGCGCGTGGCGATGAGTTCTATGCTCCCGTCAAGGCTTCCGAAGCCACCATCAACATCCTCTGCAAGGAGAATTTCCACTACCTCTCGCTCTTCACTTCCGACCCTCGCCAGTTCCGCGTGTCGATATATCGCTCTGGCGCACTATATTGGCGCGGCTTTGTCACTGCCGACCTCTATTCGGAGAGCTTCACAGCACCGCCATACACCGTTACCATCAAGGCGGTCGATGGCTTCAACCTCCTCGAAAGCTACATCTTCAAAGACCTGATGTCGATAGGCACATCGGGTAGGCTCTCGTTGTGGGACTTGACCACCCGTTGCATCGACCTCTTGGAGCTGGATATGGAG